CGGAAGAAACTCTTTGTAATCGTTTGAAGACTCAATAAACTCTCGTAGTTCAAAAAGCATATCAACCATTTCATTCCAAACTCCAACCTGGTGATCGATAGGAGAAACAGATTTTCCGTTTTCCTTTCCTGCTATGGTTTCTCCGGTTGCCATTGAACTGCTTACAGTTGACCTGGACCAATTCCACCAAATAAAATTTGCAAAAGCCGAAGTCTTAAGTTCAGTATTGATAAGATAATTCGTTATTTTTACCCACTTCTCTATAGGATTGTCAGCTACAACCTCCATTCCAGCCTTATAAAGTAGATATAGCTCTTTACCAAGTACTTTTTTCAAGAATTCAGGCTCTTTTTTATCAATAAATTTATTGAGTTTGTCCAAATTACCTTGAGCAACAGCACCGGATTGGCCTACACCGGAAGAGCTGATATTTGGAATATTCAGATCATCGCCAGTGAAATAAAACTTATCGATCTTCAGTATTGACATCTTTCGAATCAGGGGTTGAAACTGATTTAGTATCAGCAGTAATTTTTACTACTTTCTCTTTCTTGGGAGCTTTTGCTTTCATGACCTTTTCCTTTTTAGGGGGTTTCTGAGCGCCAGGAGTTGCATTGGGCTTCGAATCAGGGGTTGAAACTGTATCACCGGATATGGTGACAATTCCCCTCTGGACCCGAACACGATTCTCCTTTACGATATTGTCAATATAGCGATCATCGCCAACTATTACAATTTGTTTCATAATCGATTTGAATTAAAATTCAGGGTAAACAGATAATTGATTACCCTGAATTTAGTTAGACTAAGCCTTTGTAATCAGCGTGATTACTTCAGAGAACTTTCCTACAAGGAATGCAAACGGATTATAAATCGGGAAGATAACTTCTTCTTGAGCAATGATAGCTACCTGATTTGCACGTTTTGTTGTAACATCTTCGGCAAATTCCAATTCCAATGAAGTGAAATCAACAATTGATGCAGCCATCATAAAATCACCAATTACAAACTCTCCTGGAAGAACTGCTGTAGTTTCAGTGATAGGCAAATTCCCAATAAACCAAACTCCATTAATTTGTTTAATTATATCAAGATAACGATCTTGAGTATCTTTCAACATTCTAATTTTGAATACATCAATTGGATGGATAGATACGCTGTTAGGAGTATACTCACCATAAGTCAAATAAGCCTGAACAGCCATAATTGCATCAGCAATAGTTGGCGACTCAACAGTTCCCGAAAATTCACCACCAACAGTAAATGTTGCAGCAGCAGCATGAGCATCAGTTTCAGCAGTATAAGCAATATCAATTACAATTGTGCGATCTGTTACTTTATTCACTGAGAACTTAGCGTTGTATGCTGCGTTTGTAAATCCAGCAAATGTAATGTAAGCACCGTTATTGATTTTTGACTGAGGATCTTTAAACTCAATCATAGTTTGAGTGCCACCATTGTAAGAAGTCACATGCAATACAGATGTTGCAGCACCGGTAACTAATGTTCCAAGAACGTCTTTTGCATTTTGAGCAACTTTCCAAATACCTTTAATATTATCACCGGTACCATCACCTTTTAAAATTTGGAAATCCTCAGCAATACGAATCATTGCAGGAATACGGTTTGACAACCAACTTGTAAGCCATGTTACAGACTTCAACATACGTTTACTAACGAACATTGTAGTACCAATTCTACGTACACCCTCAGTTATTTCAGTAACTTTGAATGAACTTTCAGGCAATACTCCATTTTCAGAAACTACGGCAGCATTACGATCTAAATCAGTAATTTGTTGGTATGTCAAATAAGGCTCAGTACTTGTTTCACTCATCAAAACATCACGCATACCAATTTTACGTGGTTGTGGATTTTCTGATACGCGATTAGTTTGTAAACTGATATTTGTTGTACCACCGGTATAGTTAGAACCTAGACTCAATGCTTTGGTTTGGATCTTTATCTTACCAGATGTTTTAGCAATACGACCATTTGCAAATTCTTTGAATTTTTCGCTATCTAAAATATCTTTAACGGCTTTTTGAATTGCGCTTTCGTCTCCACCACCCATATTAAGGCCTTTAGTTTCTAATGCATCAATTTTTTGTGACATAGACTTAATGGATTCACCCCAAGTAGATATTTCCTTTAATCGATTTGCAAATTCGCCAGACTTTTCAGTAATAGAGCCTTTATCGACATCTTTCAGAATAGAATCCAATGATTTTTGAAGGAATTCAACCCCACCATTTTCTTTCGAATATAGTTCAAGAGCCTCATTCATTTTACTTACGATAGTAGCTAGAGTGTCTTTTTCCTCTTGCGACATATCATTTTCTTTTTTCACGTTACCACCGACAATCATTGCAATTGGACCTACAGCTAGAGCTACAGTTGCAGATGCCTTTGGATTTGTTGCAAAACAGATTACCGCGATAAATGCCAGTACTGCAAATGCAAAGATTTTTAACTGTAATGCTTTTCGCATTTTAATGCCAAGCATACTGTCTTGTTTTCTTAAATTCTTTTTCATGTTGAATTTTTGTTTTAATTAATAAATTATGTAGGTAATTCTGTACACTAAAATATAAATCTTATGCTAGTTTTTACGGAAGTAATAAACCGTGTATAGATTTCAAGCTAAAGGTGGATTCCCCGGCCTTTACTGTCATATCATCTGATTCATTTTCTACCTCGGTTTGAGTGGCGTCTGCCGGCTCAATAGCATTAAATTTATACACGCGAGTCCAACACTTTGGACAACGTACGTAATTAGCGAAGTTTTCAATTCCTTTTACTTGCATATCCTTAGTCTGCATTTTCTGCAAACTAATTATATCCTGGACCTGCGCTTGTATTTCAGGTTTTAGTTTCTGCATTTCGTTGTAAACGATATTATCAACCATCCAACGAGCATGATCAGTTGCGCACTGCAGCACTTGTTGTTCAAACGTAGACTCATCACAACTGTTATAATCGAAAGTCTCACCGCAATACGGACAACATACCATCACGGATCCGTCGGTCATATCCTTTTTGATAATCTTAGTAAGCAAACCAATTGATTTTTCAATGCTTGCCAGGCGTTCTTCAGAATAAGGAAGTTTCAAAGCCTTACTTATAAACTCAACTTGTTCATTCATTTGTTCAACTGACATCCCGCCCATATCTTTAAGGCTAAGCAACGGTGTATTTTCGTTTGCTCCCCAATTAGTAAGTGTTGAAAATTCCCACATTTTATACTCAGTAACTTGCTTTTGATTGCTAGGATTACGTTGTATAATATCAACACCGATCGAATGCTCAAGCGTTTTACCTTCTTCAGCATACAACTGATAATCGTAGTACGTGTCAATGCTCATTTGTTTTTTCATATTGAAACGAGCAGTCATTTGAAGATACTCAGGAGTTTCAACACCTTTCAATGGCACACCAAGCAATTGCGTTTTATTGTGATTTAGAAACCACTTCACACGATCAAAATTTTCATTCAATGTTTTAGTGAAAGAACCCGGCATTGAAATATCACCGTCAGAATCTTCGTTCCCGAATGCATTTACAGCAATTTCAACAATACCTTTTTCGTCAACATTAGCTACTTTTGTTCGCCATTGACTACCTTTTTTATTTCGCTCCTTAATTACCATTTTGTGAATTATTTTGAGAGTTAGTTTGACCTGAATGCAGGTTTATATTTAATTTTTGATAGGATGAAATGTTTGGGTCTTTCCAAATATAATAATCTCCACCGGTGACCTCTTCCTCTCCACATTGCACTAGCATCATGTTGTAGGTTATTACACCTTGATTATACTTCAAAAGTGCCGTAGTGGTCTTCAGATTATCCGTGGTAGCTTCATCTTTCTTATTATCCTGCAATACTTCCACCTTTGAGAAGTCAGCATGAATATACATACCGCCTGGACCTTGTCTTAGACCTAGGAATTGATTTATCTTCGAGCATATTTTATTTGCGAGTGGAATTGCCGTATTTACATAAATTGATTTATCACCGGCATCTTGATTGCTGAATGTACTTCCATCTTTACGTGGAATCATATTTGAAGGGAATCCAAAAGCTCCGGCTATGGCAATTGCATCAACCAGCGTTTCTTCGAATGGTTCAAGCTCGGTAATCGACATATTGAACCGCTCAAATTTCATTGGAACATCGGATATTACATATTGACCCTTTTCTTTTTCAAGGCCGTAATTATCATTAAATTGGTTTTGCAACTCTTTCTTTTCATTTTTTGAAAGAGCAACTGTTCCTGCACTATCTGTCTTAGTACTTACAATAGCACCCAGAGCCCCACGTTTGACGTAAATTACATTTCTGGCCTCATATACTGCACAAAGATTTGAAAGCGGATATTCAAGCGCTGTGAGCTTACTCCTACCTCGTAGTTTCCAATGATCAAACATCAAATTCGATTCCTTGAAATGAAGTATGTTATTCGTTGGAAAATCACGATTACCCATTCCGGAAATCAATTTGTAGCTTTTTATCAAATCTGACTTTGGCATATTCGAAAAAAGCTTCACATCAAATGGATATTGCGGCTCAATACAGTCTGCCGGAAGAATATAATAATTATCACATGCTTTCCAACGGTCCCACTTGCTTAGTGAATCTGATATAGCGGAATACATATACGAATCACCGGTTACAAGTAAATAGCAAATCAACTCTGTTATAAACTCATCGAATCCCTGCAACTCATTTGGCTGAGTCAGGAATTTATTTATCTCCTTATTATCCCAGATAATTGAATCACTATCATAGTCTTTTAGGACAAAATCAGCCTTTAATACACGTTTGCATATCTCAACAATAGGCCATTGAAGCTCCGAAATACTATGAAAAAGTGTAACAAAATTCTTTGCAGCATAAACAGAGTTGAAAGCAGCAAGATATTTGTCTACATCATACAAAGCAGATTGAGAACCTGACTTTGCTCCAATAACGTTTCCTTTATTATCACGAGTAATAGTTGCAGATTGCATCCACTTCGTTGCTAAACTCTGTTTTATGTCTTTAATTAGGCTCATATATGGGTATAAAAAAAGCCAGTCAACGAGGATTGCTCGGCAACTGGCTTGTTTAAAGCTCTTTTTATTACAGTTCGGCTGCATGTTGGCAGTATTTCTGCGGGGATTCCTATCCGGTTACGTTTACCAAAAATAAATAATTTCGAAAATAATGATCTGTTATACTCAAATTAAACTACTTTCAGAATCCCCTTTCTCTTCAGGTTTATGCGCCTCTTGGTAGACTCGAACTACCGACCATCACGTTAACAGCGTGCCGCTCTACCAACTGAGCTAAAAAGGCAATTACAAATTAAAATATAAAATCTAAATGATTTATCACTTAAAATACAATTCGCTACTAAATATTTGGCTCAACGTATTGCGCCAGTCAACAAACAATGAAATCCAATCTTTGAATAACTGTATTTCAATAAGATCTGCTTTCTCATTCATGCATATTCGCAATAACCAATTACAAAAGAAAAATATAGGTGCAAAAATTAGAATGACAAATATTGCAACTATCAAATTTATGATCGGGATATATACTTTTTTCATAGTACTACGATTAAACTTTTATCAAAATTATCAACCAATTTCCCATCTACAGCGTAAAATTCATGCCGGCACTTAGAATTCTTGCAAATGAATTGCTGTACTCCTTTTGTGTCTATTGAGATTGCCCCATTTATCCGGTTACAATTGGGGATAGGGCAACGAATGTATCTTAGTTTGATAGTTAGCATAGTTAGTTGTCAATATGTTCGAAAATAGTAGTAGAATTTAATATCGGCGTATTACTCTCCTCAACGGCTCCGGCCTTCGGACTGGGTAAAGGTATTATTATTAAATTTCTACTACTATTCAATTTGTTTTTTAAAGTACTCAGCAACCCCGGAAAGAATGTTTGCAGCCTCGATACTTACTCCTTTGTAGCTATCGTATAGATTTTCAATAAAAGCAGCGTATTCGGGGTCTAAATCATAATCATTCCTAAAATATAAATTATTCCGTATAAATCCTGACATAACTTGTATGCGCGACTCTTTCTTTGCAATCTCAGTCATTATCCGGAGCGAGCAATCACACTTCGTTCGCAAATCACGCCCAAATTCAAACCATATTGCAGATGATTCGTATATTGCATCGTCCGGAGATGACTTGCTAAGCATTTCAATAACTCGATCAGTATTAGCAATGCCATCTTTGTTGAAAATTACGTCAGTGATATAAACTCGGTTCTCAACCATTTTAGCTATTGCCATGCTGAATAACCCATTCGTATCAGGAACTATACGAGCGCACGTAATTGCGTTCTTAAAGTCTATTTTTTTACTATCATAGAAATTCATTTGATCCTCTTTAAAGTTTGAACGATTACGACGA